AATTGGATATTCTTTTTCTGCTTTTGCAAAATCAAGTATACTCATTATATTTCCTTTGTGATTCTATATATTCTACACTATTTGAGTGTAGATGTCAACCGATAATTGCAATACACTTTCCAAGCTTCCCACAAACTGTATGATATAATGGGACCGATAAATGGAAAGAAGAAAAAGTTTAGTATTAGCCACGCACAAAAGGTTGCAGCTAGTATATCATACCATTCTATCATGCAAACATATACTCCTTACGTAATGCTGAGTCTTTACCAAACATCATTTGAAAAATACTTGCATCATCGACCGTAACAGTATCATATTGTGGATCGTTAATAATACTATCATATTCGTTTTCAGTTAATGAACCGAGGCCCTTAATGTAACGGTGTTTCCAATTTGGATTTTTTTGTTTATGATCGTTTGCGCTATCGTAATCGTAAAACCAAATAACCTTATCTTTGAACGTTGAAATCATCATAGGTGTACGAGTAATCTTTACACGTTTTTCGGTTAATAGGCGTGGCCAGAATTTGAAAAAGAATGCAATCAGCAATGGACTAATATGACCAATACCATCATGGTCAGCATCAGTTAGAGTTGCAACGCTTTCATATGTCATATTGTCAACGCTATTAGGATTAGTAATATCAAGTCCTAAAACCGCAACGAGCTCGGAGAGTTCTTTATTCTTCAATACATCAGCAGGTTTCATATCCCACGTATTCATAATGACGCCTCGAAGTGGATATGCTCCAACCTTATTAGCATCGCGAACCTTAAGTAAGAAACCCATAGCTGAGTCACCTTCGACGATCTTTAGAGTTGCGTTTGATTTGTTGGCAGCAATATGTTTTGCAACCTTAACGCGGCGTAGGCCTTTTTGAGCAAGCGTAGCTGCACGTTTATCAGCTGCAATCTTTCTCGCAAGTTGCGCTTCGATAATAGGATCAATAAGCTCAGGAGTATTTAAAATTTTGCGAGCAAAGAATACAGCATCCTTAATACCAGCTTCAGTTGCGTGTTCTTTAACATTTCCAGTTGGGTTTGTTAGACGCTCTTTAGTTTGGCTGTCAAATTTTGGATTAGTAAAATTACGAGCAAACATAATAAACGTAAGATTACCTTTACAATGATTACGATTAATTTCAATCTTATGTTTACGTTTAATCATAACGCACAATTCTTCAACAATGCTATTCATTACAAAATCGACATATGTTCCGCCTTGGCGAGTATTAACACCGTTTACAAAACTATTTGAACGAAAGCCATCTGACGAATGCGCAATAAAAAATGATAAGTTATCAGACTTTTCAATAATTGCTGGTTGGTCACCTACAAACATTTTAGAATATTTTTTAAGATCGTTAACTTTAATCCGTTTCTTATTAAACGAAAATGTAATTTCAGGAAAGGCCATTTGCAAACTGATAAGACGATCTTCAACTAAAGAAATCGTATCGTATTCATTTAGGCTATTACACTCAAATAATTCAAAATCAGGAATGAATGAAACTTCAGTTCCGTTACCTGCTTTGTCTGATACTTTTTCTTTGATTGACTCGGCACCGTTAGTACACTGAACGATTTGACATTTACCATCTCTCCATGTTTTGCCTGTAAATTTTGCAGACAAGAAATTAGTCGCCGCAGATCCTACGCCGTTCGTTCCGATGGTTACTCGCTCATCGTCAAAAGATGTACCTGCGTTGACACGCGTCCATGCTGCTGTCGCTTGAGATATTTTACTTCCTGTAGTTTCATCATAAACCAATTCATGTGGTATACCACGTCCGTTATCTGTTACGGTGATTGAGTTGTCCATTTTAATAGACACGTCAATTTTATTTGCATATTTGAAATTAGTGCGAATTGCTTCATCTATTGAGTTATCTAAGATTTCATCAATCATTTTTGATAAAGCTGGTACGTATTCAACTCTATCCCATTGGCCCATCATAAAACGTTCAATTGGTTCACGGGCGCTTGATCCCATGTACATACCAATGCGTTCACGAACGTGTTGACGAGCTGTTAAGATTTTAAATTGTTCAGACATATTTACTCCATTTTATATAGTATACTCAAAACCAATGAGTACAATCATCGCACGGATCATCCCATTTATGCGGAATGTCGTCGTTGTCCATACAGATCCTTGTTTCTGTTACCGGTTACTCTATTTATTATAAATATCTATACTAACTGATTCGGGACAGAATGTAAATAGGAAAATGAACATGCAGACAAATTATTTGAATCCAACATCCTTTTTGGTGTCTATTGAAAGAATACCAAATGTAGTATTTACAACACAACGGGCTATCTTGCCTTCGATTTCGATGTCCGCGGTTACAACTCCTAACCCATTGAAAAATATCTATCAAGTTCCTGACCATCTTGAATATGCTGAACTTGACTTGAGTTTTATCCTCAATGAAAACCTTGATAATTATATAGAAATTTTAAATTGGATGGAAGGTCTTGCAACTCCTGAAAATTTGGCGCAGTTCGATCGCTTAAAGAAATCAAGAGATGGATTGAAGTCAGATATTGTAATTATCATGACGAATAGCCACAAGAACCCAAATATTGAGTTTAGGTTTAAAGATGCTTTCCCACTTACTATCTCTCCAATCAGTTTAGATATTACACCTGGCGATATTGTAAACCCTGAAGTAACCGTAACATTCCGCCATAACGGTTTCACAATCACTCAATTATAATTGTTGACATTCCACTGATTCTAGTGTAGAATAGCAGTATAAGCTAGAGGAGTATAGTATGAGCACTGATGATATCAGCGAGCTGTGGTCAAAAGATTCTAAGATTGACGAAACGAACCTTATGGGTGAATCAAAACGAATTCCTGAATTGCATAGTAAGTATTATAATTTATATTATAAGGAAGCGCTAAAAGTTAAAAAGCTTCGATATGACTATAAAGAACTTGAAATGGCAAAGCGCGAATGGATTGATGGATCCATGGCAGAAGAAGATCTACATGACCGCGGATGGCGACCATTTCAGAAAAAAGTTATTCGCCAAGATATGGATAAATATATTCAGAGCGATAAAGATGTTATAAACTTAAGTCTTAAAATAGATTATCATTCGGTACGAGCAAACTACCTGGAAGATATCGTTAAGACAATACATAGCCGCAATTTCATTATCAAAAATATAATTGACATTATGAAATTTCAAGCTGGAGAATACTAATGACAGAAATTAATAACGTGTATGGGCATCCGATAGTGTATCCTAATAGCGAAAACATTTTACCGCCTTTGGAAAAAGAACGTGTTCGTGTTGTTGAAGCTGCCACTCGAGCTGAGATTGCTAGCCATCGAGTTAAGGAAATCGAAGAGCGGATAGAAGAGATAAATATACTCAGACAACAAGCGGTATTGCGATATGCTCCAAATGGAGATAAGATTTTACCTGCTGTTACTGAAGGTGAATTCGTAGATATTGAAGTATAGGATTATATGACTGACGTTGTAAATGTTGAACAGATTAATGCTGTTTATTTGAAAGTAACCGCAGATCCTGGAACTCGTCAAGAGATTCAGCAATTCTTTTCATTTAGACCAAATAATTATCAATTTACTCCTGCATACAAAAATCGTATGTGGGATGGTTGGATCCGCTTATATCAACCTATGCGGCCAACGCTTTACGTCGGTTTGATGAAACACCTAATTAAATTCTGTGAAGACAGAGGTTATACTATTAATGCTGACGACGATCTTATACACGGTGATGATATTCCTGATGATTATGGTTATCAAATTGCTAAAGATATAAACTGTAAATTCGAGCCTCGAGATTATCAAAACGATTATATTGTTAGCGCGTTACGAGATCGCAGATCATTATCGTTATCGCCAACTTCATCAGGTAAATCATTAATCATTTATCTTATGCAACAACATTATTATGAAACTTATGGTCATAGAACCTTAATCATTGTTCCTACAATTGGTCTTGTTCATCAGATGGCCGGTGACTTCGAAGACTATGGTTGCGATCCTAGTTTGATTTATAAAATACAAGGAGGTGTCGATAAGAATACTTCAGCTCCTATTGTTATAAGTACTTGGCAATCACTAATTAAACAGCCAAAGGATTGGTTCTCTCAATTTAAAGTTGCATTAGGAGACGAAGCTCACTTGTTCCAAGCTAAGTCTTTGCAAAAAATCATGGAAGGTTTAGACGAATGTTATTACCGACATGGATTTACAGGTACACTAAAAACTGAGGAAAGCAAAACACACCAACTTGTTCTTGAAGGTTGCTTTGGTCCTGTTCGTCGCTTTGTTAATACTAAGGATTTAATTGAAAGCGGAACAGTTGCAGATTTCAACATCAAAGCAATTGTTCTTTCTCATAATAACGAAACACGTAAAAAGTTTAAAGACGCTTTTAAACAAGTTAAAGAAACTCAGAAAAAGTACCCAGCTGAAAGAGAGTTTA